ATTTTGTGAAGTTTGTTCTGCAGTTAATTCAGGAGCATCACCAATTGGTGATTGCCATCTAGCATCTGTTGTATTTTTTACCCAAGATGCATATGGTTTTTTAGGCCAAAAGATATTATTATCTTCGTCCCATTCAAAACCAATACCTGCGTAATTTCCTCTAAATGCTTTTGAGTTATCACCAGAACTATGTGTATTAGCGATAGTATTATATGAAGTTTGAATCCACATTGGTGCAGGCCAATTATTATGTGTTTCTAAATATTGTTGACCTACTGATTCATCTTCAACACCATCAGCGTTAAGCATATCAGAGTTATTTAGTGTTAAAACTGAAATAACTTTTCCGTTAGATCCTAATTTTGCAAAATGTGCCATAATGTTTCTCCTTATATATTAATTTTTATAGTTCATCAACCTTGGAATTTATATCTAATTACTACAATTCCAGATCCACCTTGTCCACCAGTTTTTCCAGGATTTGCTCCACCACCGCCTGGACCTCCGGGAAGATCTCCACCAGAGCCACCGCCTCCACCACCTGCTCTTGCAGTTGGAGTTGCGTTAATTGAACTTGTTGTTCCTGCTCCACCGGTTCCACCAGCAGCATTTGCGGGTCCTGGACTTGCAGGATTACCTGCACCACCCACACCACCTGCTCCACCACCACCTCCGCCAGAAGCGTTTGGACCGGGACCTGGACCACCATTATTTCCTTGAGGAGGAGTAACAGGAGGTGTATTTCCTGTACCTACAGATCCACATTGAGAGCCACCTCCACCTGAACCACCTGGTAAACCACTATTACCAGGAGACACACTGTGACCACCACCCGTGCCACCACCTGCGGATGTTATTGTTGAAAAAGTTGAAGGATTACCAGGGTTTCCTTGTCTACCAGCAGATGGACTAGGTCCATTTACAGCTCCACCAGCACCGACTGTAATTGGAAAAGCTGAAACTCCAACTGGTAAAGCGACAGCTGGAGATGTACCTAATGGACTTGCTGTATAACAAGTTGTTGATCCTGGAGATTCTCTATAACCTCCTGCACCACCTCCACCAGAAGCTGTTCCTGAACCACCACTTGGGGCTCCACCATTACCACCTGAAGCACCACCTGCAATAACCATGTAATCTACTGTATTTGAACCTGCTGGATTACCTGTTGCCGAAACACAAAATGTTCCTGGTCCTGTGAATGTATGAATTTTAAAATTTCCACTAGTTGTAATTGTTCCACCAGTGGCTGTAACATATTGAGGTGATGGTGCATCTGACTGTAAGCCTGAATCTGTGACTAACCAACCTTTTGTTGAATCTACAAAAACTAATGTTACAGCTTGTCCTTCAGTTGATAATAATCCATTATCACTACTACCACCTAATTTATCCGAACCATTTAAATTTAATGTTACTGCGTTTGTGTCAAAAGTGTTTGCATAATCTTTAAAACCAACAACTGCTCCCGCAGACCCTGCCGGTAAGTTAACTGTTATTGGTCCAGATGTTGTATCAACAAAATATCCTTCACCCGCTGTTGCTGTAAAACCTGATGTCTTAACTGTTGTTTGCCAATTAACAGCACCTGTTGCTCCAAAACCGTTTGCAGTTCCATTGTTCGTGATTGTTACGCCAGCAGGAATTGTGAATGTATCTCCACTATCTCCTAACGTGGTTGTACCACACGCTGTTCTTGGACTAATTTTATTTACTTTTAATTCACTCATAATTTACCTATTGAAATTTGTACCTTATTACCACAATTCCACTACCTCCACTACCACCAGTTCCAGTTGGTCTTCCAAAACCAGCGCCACCACCCCCAGTATTTGCTGTTCCATTTCCAGCAGGAGAAGATCCTCCACCTCCAGCTCCACCACATTTAGAACTTGCTGGTGGACCTTCACCACCTGCTCCACCTCCAGCTCTTGCTACTGCAGATCCTGAAATAGATGATGTTACTCCATCACCACCTGGTCCAGCTTCACCAGGACTTCCTGTTCCACCAACTTGACCAGCTCCACCACCGCCTCCACCACCTCTAGAGTTAGTAGAACCATCATTTGCACCATCACCACCATTTTTTCCTTGAGGCGGACTTACAGGAGGTGAGTTACCTGTTCCACCTTGTCTATTAGGAATGGCAGTTGGAGGATCGTTTCCAGATTCAGCAGATCCACCACCACCTGAACCACCTGGGTTTCCACCAACACCTGTTCCTGCTCCACCAGCTGCTGCTGTAATAGTTGAAGATCCTGCAAAAACTGAATTATTACCATTGTTAGATGATCCTGCTCCACCAGCACCGACTGTAATTGGATAGCCTGTAGCTGTTACAGGTAAAGCTCCACCTGGAGCTGCAAGTGGACTTCCTGACCATTCTGAACCAGGTGCAGGGTTTGATTCTCTATAACCTCCTGCTACTAAATAATCTACTTTATTTGAACCACACGCGTTTCCTGCGCACGTAACTGTAAAAGTTCCAGGACTTGTAAATGTATGAATTTTGTAATTACCACAAGTTGCTATTGTACCACCTGTTGCTGCAACAAATACCGCATTAGTACTTACATCAGCAAAAGTTGATTGATGAATTGATCTCCAACCCACTGTTCCATCTATATAAACTAAAGTTACACCTTCACCCTCTGTGTCTAATTCAATAATTCCACCTCCAACTCCCCCATTAATTTTTTCTGAACCGTTTGGTTGAACTGTTAATTTATTTGAATCAAATGTATTATTATAATCTTGTACTGAAACTATTGCACCAGCAGATCCTGCGGGTAAATTTACTGTAAATTCTCCTCCTGTCGTATTACAAAAATAGCCCTCACCACTAGTTGCTGTAAATGAAGCTGTTTTAATTGATCCGGTTTGCCAGTCGACAGTTCCTGTTCTTCCAAAACCTGTTTGTGATGCACCGGAAGCTAAAGCTACGGTACCACCACATCTACCAATTGTAACTGCTGAACCACAAACAACAATTGTATTACCAGAGCCTGATCCGATCGTTGTTGTTGATCCACATTTTTTGATGATTGTTGAATCATCTGAAACTTTATTTATATTATCTACTTTAATTTTACTTGTCATAATTATTGAAATCTATACGTTATTATTACCACGCCAGAACCACCATTACCACCAGCTCCGTTTGCTGTGGATCCACCATTTCCACCACCACCTTTATTAGTTGCTCCAGCTGGACCAGCTCCACCTGGACCTTTATTTCCTCCTTCTCCACCTTCAGCATATGTTACTGGAGATCCTGTAATAGAATTAGCCGATCCTGATCCATTAGTTTGTCCAGAGCCAGCAGAACCAGCTCCGCCACCCCCACCACCTAAAGCAGGTCCTGGATGATTAGGTGCTCCAGCAGCTCCATTATTTCCTTGCGGCGGACTAACAGGAGGTGTATTACCTGATCCACCTTGTCCACCATTATTAGGGTGACCATTACGACCTCCACCACCTCCAGATCCACCGTCACCACCTTTTGCATTTTGTGAACTACATGCAGGATTTTCATTTCCTCCACCACCAGAACCTCCACCAGTAGATGTTATACTTGATGATCCTGCAAAAACCGAAGGTGTTCCAGGGGGATTAGGTAATCCTCCTCCATTTCCTGCTTGACCAGATGCTCCAGCTCCAACTGTAACAGGATAACCTTGTGCAGAAACTGGAAGAGTTCCAGCTGGCGTAGGAAAAGTAGTTCTAAATCCACCGGCACCACCTCCACCACCAGCGTGTGTAGTAGAATCATGGGCACCACCTCCACCACCTCCGCCACCTATTACTAAATAATCTATTTTGTTTGAACCACAAGCATTACCTGCGTTTGTTACTGTAAAAGTACCAGGTCCTGTAAATGTATGAACTTTAAAATCACCATTACAAGTTATTGTACCACCTGTTGCAGCTACAAATACTGGTGCTGTTCTATCATCTTCTCGTCCTGCACCCACTACTTTCCATCCTTTGGTAGCGTCAGCATAAACAAAAGTCATAGCTAGACCTTCAGCATCTAAAGTTAAATCTGATGCAGCTCCTTCAATATTAGAGCTGTTTCTTCCTATCGTGCAATTATTTGTATCAAAAGTTTTTGCGTAATCTGAAACTGCAACAATAGCACCAGCACTAGGTGAGGCAGGTAGTGTTACTGTGATTGCTCCAGAAGTAGTGTTTACAAAATAACCTTCACCAGACGTTGCTGTAAAATCACCAGTCTTAATAGTTGTTTG